GCCAAGGTTAATCCCGGTTCCACAAACTCCGTGGAGATTAAGGCTAACCGCCGGGCCCTGACTTTAGAATCTTAGATGAGAGCCATTTTTCAAGATGGATCAAACAAGACCCAAAGACATCGGGCCGATACCGGGATTACTTTATTTTGTAAGTAAAAAAGAAATTCGTTAAGATAAATATATTGGTGAAAACATAACTAAATTAGAAAAAAAACACATCAGCATCAAATAAAAAGAAATATAAGAATAGCTAACATTTTTAGTACGTAGTGAGAAAATGTGAAGTGGGCCAGAATCTTTCATCAAGAGAGGCGCGGTCCACAGAGGTCTGGAAAATCATAGACGATAACTCATGTAGCTTTGGAAATGTACTAAAATCGATGTCCACGAAAGGCGACATCCAAGCTAGATAATCTACTGGCTGAAGTGTTGGTTGAGCTCCTTCTGACAGACAATACTCGTAAATATCTTTGCAAGTCTCGTAAACTCTTTCATCGAGTCCGAGACTAGCCCAGGCTATTCCGATTGATCTGGCTGCAATTCTGGAGAGGTCCCAACGTCTTTCAGGCCATGCTAGTTGTGCAAGTAAAAGTTCCGACGATCGAGTCGCAACTCCTCCACGATTAGTGTAACCAAGGAAGTCAGCTGTGGAAATATCATCATGAATTGAAGACTTAGAGACATTCAATTTAGCATTGAATCTATTAGCTGCAATTTCTGAGATAGTAGACAGGAATTCTTCACGGTTGTCAATCGCGCACAAAAGCTGGAATATTGAATCATCACCGAGAACCTTAATTAAGGTCTCAAGAGTTAAAACAATTCCCATTTCATGTAAGACGGAGATTATCATAATAGCGTTAACAAATGAGTCCAACACCTGGGTTTCTAGCAAACCTGAGGCTATTGTACAAAATGAACGCTTCCACTCGCTACCATCTGGCATACGTGTAGGAGTGTGTTTTACGGCACGACACATAAAGTTGAAGAGATTCTCAAGGCGCCAAGAATCAGTCTGTGATTCAGGACGGTCATGAGTAGGTGAGTACCCATGCTCAAAATCCATGTAAGACCTCCAAATTTTATGGACATCATCAATAACCTTAAAAAGAGCACGCTTGTCAAAGCCGCTCCAATCAAGGCACGCAACAAATCCAGGTGTATTGAACAGGGCTGTAAGCCTGTACATGCCACCAGTGATTGTTTCATATCCCCAAGCAATAGGAGTGTTGCCTTTTCTTAACCAATTAAACAGTGGCCAGAGAAACATCAACTCAATGGTGAGGAGTAGCTTTGGGACACCGAAGACCATTCGAACTTTATCGGGGTCAGTTGATTTAACAAGATGACTTCGAGCGTGAGCAATATTATAATACATAAATTGATCTCCGCGTTGTTCTCCATTCTTAATCAAATGGACAATAGGTCTATTATATTGGTAAACATAGTCCATAATGTTAGACATAGTTGGACGAGAATGTTCACATAAGCCCGCATTATATCTAGCTTGTGCTAGCTCAATAGCTCGTGGATCTTTATTAAAGGGAGCTTCGATTGCGGTTGATAGAGTCCAAGGATAATGGGCTGTATCATTGAAATGAACAGGACGGTAAGGTTCAGGGGGCTTAAATAGCTCAGACGTCAAGTACAGAGCGTAATTATAATGTGTATTCGGAACGAAGTTGAATCGAGGAATATCACTTCGAAGGAAGTCTTCTAGAAGAGCTTCAGACGTAATCCGTGAACGACGATATTCATTCTTAACTCTATGAATTGTATCAGCTGGAAAGTGTTTTGCGATTGCTTTAATAACAATCGAACAAGGTTTTGTAGGAGCTGGCGTAATTCTGTAGGAGCGTGACCGGTCGGGTGGACGGGTCAAAGTAAGGTTAGTGGGGGATGGTAAAGTACCA